TGATAAATGGTTATCTAATCCAAATAATAGAACATATGGTTATCCATTTAATTTTGGTGAAAATTCTCGATTAATTAATTCATTTGCTTTTGTTGATAGAGCATTAAATCCAATTGGTGATACCATTCTTGATTGTAGTAGATTAATTGAGGCATTTGATGATCCAAATGTAAGTGTATTTACAGTATTAACACAATTATTGTCGTCAAATGGTTTTGAATTTTTTCCAATTCAAAATTTTATGAGTTATAGTGAGAATGATTGGGAAAAATCATTTAAAATTGAAACTGGTGATTTTTCAAATCAAAGTCCATGCTTTGTTTGTATGTATATTGGTGGAAGTTCTAGTTATCCAACAACAATTAAGGGTGATTTTAAGGATGATGGTATTTCTGATTTGGAATTTACTGATGCACCCGATTTTAATACTTCAGAAAATGGAAGTAATAATTCTTTAAATGGTGATGAACAAACAATAAAAAACACTAATTTTCCATATAGACAAGTACGTGCATTTAGGGTTAGATTTGGTGAACAAAATCAATCGATGTTTACAAACATAAAAATTAATAGTAAAGAATATCCTGAAACTAACGAATCAATACAAATCTTATCAAGATTAGCTAGAGATAATGAAGGTGGTGTTTCAATACCAAAAGGACAGAATCTGTATAATTTATATGAAAATAGAGCCTATAGTGCAACTGTTGAAGGTTTGGGTAATGCAATGATACAACCAACACAATATTTTCAACTTGAAAATATTCCAATGTATAATGGTGCATATTTAATAACTTCTGTCGAACATAATATCATACCAAATACAATGACAACTAGTTTTTCTGGTACAAAAATCGTTAAATACACACAACCAAGAGTTACTGAACCTGCAACAATGTTTGGATTTGTGGGTGGAAGTTCAGATGAAACAATTGGATCGTCAAGTGTTCAAAAAGTTATTAGTGAAGCTGTAATGAGTAGTAATGGAAATCCAAATAATGCAAAATATCAATCAATGTATGAATTAAAAATTGAATAAAATGTATACTAAATTAAGTGAATATGGAAAAAAATTTATTAAACATGTTATAACAGAAACAGAAGATAATAAATTGTCTGGAAATAAAACAATGCCAAATGTTGATTTTACTAAATATTTTGAAGTTTATAATTTACCACCAACAACACCAACTGATAATTTTAATTGGAAAAGTAATGTTATTTCAGATTCAAATGTATTTGTTGAAAAAATGATTGCTTGGTATGATCAATATGCTAAAGAATATGAAATGGATGCTAATATTTTGGCAGCACAATGCTATGCTGAATCAAAATATAGAATTTGGGATTTTTCTGTTGGTAAAACTAAATCAAGTGGAACTAGATATCCAGCAGCATTTGGATTAACGCAATTTCTAATGATGACAATATATAACATTGTAGCGAAAAATAGTTATAATGTATTTCCCAAATTTAGTCAAGATGAAATTGATAATTTAATGAAAAACATAACAGAACCAATCGATAGTTATACGAAATTAAATAAACCAATATTATTACAAAACATTATGGATCATCCTGAATTAATGATAAAAGCACAGTGTAGATATATGAAATATTGTGCAAATAAATCAGATAGTTTGGCAAGTAGTGCATTATTTGGTTATAATAGAGGTCCTGCACACATCAGTAAAATATCTTATACAAACACAATAAACAACGCTAAAAATGATAGTGGGTACGAAAAAGAGGGTATTGATTATGTTTTTAAGATATTCGCAATATTGGGGGATAAAGATAATAGTACTGGTGTAAAAAAACCTAAAGGATATTATTTTGGTTATGATAATTTAGGAATGAATGCACCCCCAAATGAAAAAGCAAAAACTTTTGATGAATTTAATGCTGATGTGAAGAATAATATTTAACACAAACTTTTCTTCAATTCATGTAATGAAATAATATCATCATCGATGGTAGTATTATCATATTTCATTTCATGAATTTTACTAATTGCCTTTGTAATATTATCTTTAATATTGTCTTTATTAATCTTTTCTAATATTAATAAATTTTCGGTTTTATATTCGTTTAAAAGTTCAATTTTTTCATTATCTTTCGATTTGATTAATCTTTGAAATAAATTTCTATCATCTTCATTTAATGAAGAATATTTTTCATTGAACTTATCAATTGCAATCTCAATAATTTCATCATTAATAATATCGTTTTCAACATTTTCACTTAAAATATTCTTTGGTTTTTTTATGTGATTTAAAACAATTGTAAATGATTCATGTATTTTATCAACATCAACCATATTGTAATTACTAATAGATTCTTTAATTAATGAATGTACCGCAGAATATAAATTAATTTTTTCCTTATCTAACATATTTTTTAAACATCTTTCATCAAATATGTTATTTAATTTTTCATGTTCTTTATTAATTTCATCAATTGTGTATACTTCAAATAATTTAATATTATTATCAACATATCTGGTTGCTGCTAATTCATTTTCAATGTGTTTGTTTTCTAAATTATTAAACACTTTAAATTCTAATTGTAATATAGGAGAATTTTTTATAGTTTCTAAAAAATCTAAAGTTACTTTTTTCGATTCTTCTATTAAATTATTATCGAAATATGATTCTCTTATTTTATTAGAAATTAATAAATTTGCAATCCCTATATTCATGTTTTCCATATTCTTATTTTTAATAATAAATACTATAAATGTTTATAAATTATATAAGTAATAATAATTTCATGTTATTCAACTACATGTCAATATCATCAATGTTAATGTCTAATGTGTTTTCAAATATTTTATTTTTCGAATTTATCGATTCTGTTGTTTTTAACAAATCGTTAATCTCATTTATCATATTCTCAGCATTAGTATTTAATTTATTGTTTTTTGTTGTGTTTTCATTAATTATTTTTTTTCTTTTATTTGATTTTATTTGTTTCGGTTCTGATGTGCCACCAAAAACCATATTATTGATTAATTCATCAAAACCACCAATCTTTTCTTCTGATAATTCAGTAGATTGTCCACCCATCGTTGGTTCAACACCCCCCTGTGGTGGAATTGGTGGCTGTGCTGTGGCATTTGCCGAAGGCTGTGTAGATGTTGGCATTTCAGGCATACCACCACCAACATTAGATTCAGGTGTTTCAGTATTTTCGGGAGGAATTGGTATCCCCTCAACCGGTTCACCAAATCTCTTATCAATATCTGTGAATAATCCACTCTTTTTTATTATAACAGGTGCATCAGCAAATTCTTGCATCACAACCTTTTCCATTTTCTGCTGTTTTAAATCTTCAACAATTTCCCTATCACTCATATTGAATAATAATCTTTTAGCATTAGTATGTGACATTGGTGCAAGACCACTTTCACTACGTGTTAATTCAGCATATGTTTGAGCTTTTTCACGGAATAATTCAGCTTTTAATTGTTCCTGTTGTAATGATGGATTTGTTAATGATAATGTGAAACTATTTAAATCATCCTGTTCATACCCCATTAAATATAAATGAATTATAGCCATTTTATTTAATTCTTGTATGACTGCTTGTTGTATCCTATTTATCTTCTTAGAAAAACGAATATCAAATTGTGCTAAATTTTTACCACCACCACCAGCATCTTGAAAACTTAAAAATGGCTTTGGAATTCCAAGTCCAGAAAAAAGATTATCCCTAAGATACTCTATATCAGCAATATCTGACAGGTTCGATGCTCCTTGTAGAGTATCAATGCCGGTTTGAACGTTTGCGTTTCTTACTGGAATAAAATAATCTTCATCATTTCCAAGAATATTAAAACGATAATCAATTTGTCCATCATTTGGGGCAACCTGTCCAACTTTTTTAAATTTTGTTGCTACTTTGAATATATAATCTTCAATATCGTCTTCATCAATATTACCAACATCGATTTTAAATACTTTCTTTTCACCTGCACGAACGAGACGATATGTTAACATAGCATCTTCAGCCATAATTAATTGACGTGTGACACGTCTAACTTTATTTAATACAGAAGACCCATAAGGCAAAAATTTATCATCTCCTAATAATCTAAAATGTGCAATTTCAAAAGTATTAAACTCATCACCAGTCATTCTTTCTTTAAATTTAACAATCGGTTTACCATCTTTAATTCTTTCAAATCGTTCAATTTCATAATTAACCATTTGTTTAACAGTAGTAATACCTTTTTTTCTTTCACCATATAAAAGACAAAAATTATCACCATACTTACATAAATTTCTAACCCAAAATGGTAGATTAACATTTACATTAACAATATCATAAAAGAATTCTTCCAATAATGATTTAATTCTATCCTTATTGGAATATACATTTAACATTTTTCCATTTAATCCAATAGTTGTTGATTCTTCCATAAAAAGATCAAGTGCACTTGAAATAATTGGAACAAATTCAAATCCCTCGTAATCAATATATGCTGGTAATCTAGCTGCTTCATATTGAAGTGCCTTTTGAAAACCACGATCTGTTGTTCTAAAAAACTTTTTTTGAAGTTCTCTTTTTTGTTCTAATTCAAGTCCCTTTCTTTTTATTTCATCAGGACTATTACCTTTGATAATTATTTTCGTTTGTTGGGGTGTTGGAGCAATGATTGGTGATTGATTACTTGATTCAAACCCATCTAAATTTAATATTCTATTTAATTGTTGGTAAACAGTACCACTTTTTTGTTTCTCAGCCATTTTATAATATTTTATAGTTTATTATAAATACTTTAATTTTTTCGAAAAAATTTTATTTATAATAAATACTATAATTAACAATATGAAAACATATTGTTAATTTTGTGATATATTACAATATATATATGAAAAACAATTTAATTATTAAAATTTTAAATTATTTTCACTATGTTTGTAACAAAACAAAAAAATTAACGTATATTTGCATAGTTATTTAACATAAAAATTTTATTATTATGAAAAACACGATACTTGATTTTTGTAAAAAACACGACATAACCATTGATCAATTCTATGGTAAACAAAAAATTGAAGGTAGTTTATATTTAAGTAGTTTAACCACAATCCCTGAGAACTTTAACCCTACGGTTGGGGGGGATTTAGATTTAAGTAGTTTAACCACAATTCCTGAGAACTTTAACCCTACGGTTGGGGGGGATTTATATTTAAGTAGTCTAACCACAATCCCTGAGAACTTTAACCCTACGGTTGGGGGGAATTTATAT